ATGGCTAAACGTATTGAATTTGATGCACCCGGCGGTACCGATGTGCTGGTTTATCGTGACTTTACGCCGGCAGATCCGGCACCGGGTGAAGTTCAGGTGGAAAACAAAGCAATCGGTGTGAACTATATTGATACCTATTTCCGCAGCGGCCTGTACCCTGCGCCGGTATCCCCTTCCGGTGTCGGCTCTGAAGCCGCTGGTGTGGTGGTGAAAACCGGTGCAAACGTAAAACACATTAAAGTCGGTGACCGCGTAGTTTATGGACAGTCTCCGCTGGGTGCGTACAGCGAAATCCATAACGTGCCGGAAGAAAAGCTCGCCATTCTGCCGGACGGTATCAGCTTTGAAACGGCTGCTGCCTGCTTTATGAAAGGTCTGACCGCGTTTTATCTGCTGCGCAAAACCTATGAGGTAAAAGCCGGGGAAGTCTTCCTGTTCCACGCGGCTGCCGGTGGTGTCGGACAAATCGCCTGCCAGTGGGCCAAAGCGCTGGGCGCGAAGATGATCGGTACCGTGGGCTCTGATGAAAAGGCGCAGAAAGCCAAAGCCGCCGGTGCCTGGGAAACCATCAACTACAATAAAGAAGACATTGTTGAGCGGGTGCTGGCACTCACTGACGGTGAAAAAGTCGGTGTGGTATATGACTCTGTCGGTAAAGACACCTGGCTGCCGTCACTGGACTGCCTGAAGCGCCGCGGCCTGATGGTCAGCTACGGCAACGCCTCCGGCCCGGTCACCGGTGTGGACCTCGGGATCTTAAATAAGAAAGGCTCACTGTATGTGACCCGCCCTTCTGTCTTTGGTTACATCACCAACCGCGAAGAGCTTAACGAAGCCAGCAAGGCAATTTTTGATCTGATCCTGAGCGGCAAGCTGACTATTTCCATCCCTGCGGATCAGGTTTACCCGCTGAAAGACGCCGCACTGGCACACAAACGCCTGGAAGGCCGTGCAACGACCGGATCCAGTATCTTAATTCCTTAAGATATATATTATTTAATTAATAATAAAAACTCTCGTTATTAAATGAGGGTTTTTATTAATAAATACCTCTGGTTCATATTAAATTTGTATATTTATTTTTATTGATTGTTTAACACCGGATATTTATTCTTATTTCTCTTTCACTAATAAAAGGAATGATTATGAATAATACGGAAATAAACCATCTTGTTGATTTCATCTATCAGGATGACAGAATCACAAACGCTGAATTCCAGATGATTCGTGATGAAGCGGATAAACGCTTTGATGCCATTCTTGAATGTTACGGTAAAAACAATAGCTTATCTGCATTTCAAAAATCTGCAGATGTCACTGTACAATTAATGCAGGAAAGCTTTTTTATTCTGAAAAAGAAAGCTGAAACACCGGAACAGAAAGACGAAATCAAAGACGCATTCAATGCACAAATCAGTTATATCATCGCATGCTATAACCGTTTCTTTGATTCATTATAATTGAAACAAAATGAACTCTCTGTTCAGAGAGTTCATTATTCATCTGATAATTATTCAGTTATATTTTTTCGGGTAACAAATTCCAGTGCCGCTTCAATCACACGCAGATCTGCCCCGGCTTTATGGGCATTTTCACTCAAATGACGACGCCACTGACGCGCCCCCGGGATCCCTTGGAAAATCCCCAGCATATGGCGGGTGATATGGCCGAGATAAGTCCCTGTCGCCAGTTCCGCCTCAATATAAGGATACATCGCTTCCACCGCCGCGACCGTATCGGTCACCGGCAGGGCAGCATCAAACAGCACATTATCGACCTGCGCCAGGATTGACGGATTCTGATAGGCCTCACGCCCGACCATCACGCCGTCCATATACTGCAGGTGGGTTTTCGCCTCTTCCAATGTTTTAATGCCGCCGTTAAGCGCCATGGTCAGATGCGGAAAATCTTTTTTCAGCTGATACACGCGCGGGTAATCCAGCGGCGGAATTTCCCGGTTCTCTTTCGGGCTCAGGCCGGAGAGCCAGGCTTTACGGCCATGAATAACAAACATCTCACAACCGCCGCGATCCGCCACCGTACCGACAAAATCACACAGAAACTCATAACTGTCCTGATCATCAATCCCGATCCGGGTTTTGACCGTAACAGGAATATCCGTCACATCCCGCATCGCTGCGACACAATCCGCCACCAATGAAGCATTCCCCATCAGACAGGCACCGAACATTCCGTTCTGCACACGGTCAGACGGACAGCCGACATTCAGGTTGATTTCATCATAACCGCGTTCCTGTGCGATTTTCGCACACTGAGCCAGTGCCGCCGGGTCACTGCCGCCGAGTTGCAATGCAACCGGGTGCTCCGCTTCGTTATACGCCAGATAATCCCCTTTCCCGAACAGAATCGCCCCGGTGGTCACCATTTCGGTATACAGCAGCGCGTGGCGGCTGAGTTTACGGTGAAAATAACGGCAATGGCGATCAGTCCAGTCCAGCATGGGCGCAACGGAGAAACGGTTAAGGTTCTTATAGCCGCCAGTAGTGCGTAACTGCTGGTTTTCAGTGGTTTTTTCTGTTGGTGTATTTTGGTGCATTCTAGGTCTTTTTAGTGTATTTTTTCTTTATTGGCACCCCTACCAGCACCCCTGATGATTGGGGACCTGAATAAAGGAACATATAACTGATGGCCTATTATAGCATAGAGAAACGGCAACGCGCTGATGGTTCATATCGGTACCGGTGTACGGTAGGTGTAAAAGAAAAAGGTAAATACATCTACCGGGAAAACCGGACATTCACAAAACAGGCTCATGCGAAAACATGGGGTACACGGCGGGTTATTGAATTAGAGCAGCACGGCATTCCTAACCCTGACGATGTCACAAAACTCACAGTACGGGATCTGATTTTCAAATATATCAATGATCCTAAAATGGGCGGCAAGGCAGGCCGTACCAAAAAGTACGTGCTGAACATGCTTTTTGATTCAGAACTGGCCGCGCTGCCTCTCCCTGAGTTATCAGTTAATCATGTAGTAGAGCACTGCCGGTCACGTTCGGCTGCCGGTGCATCACCATCAACGATAAACCACGATGTAAGTTATCTCACTTCTGTACTGCGATCAGCAAAACCTGTTTACGGTATCGAATACACCGATTGCCCTTCTCACGAAGCGAGGCCACAGCTCCTGCAGATGGGGTTGATCGGAAAATCACAGCGCCGCAGTCGTCGGCCGCAGGACGATGAATTAACCAGATTGAAAGAAGGACTAAAAGCCCGCAGTGAGCACCGAGAAGGGAAAATACCCTTTGTCGATATTCTGGATTTTTCCATACTGAGCTGCATGCGGATCGGGGAAGTGTGCAAAATTCTGTGGTCTGATGTAGATGAAAAAAACCGCAGCGTGCTGGTAAGAGACAGAAAAGATCCGCGTAAAAAAACCGGTAATCACATGTCCGTTCCGCTGCTTGGCGATGCCTGGACGATATTACAGCGGCAACCACGGACAGATGAAAGAGTGTTTCCATATAACCCTAAATCAGTGTCTGCGGGTTTCCAGCGGGTTCGTAATACATTGGGTATTGAGGATTTGCGCTACCACGATTTGCGCCGCGAAGGTGCCAGCCGGTTATTTGAAGCGGGATTCAGTATTGAAGAAGTAGCCCAGGTAACAGGGCACCGATCGTTAAATGTGCTATGGCAGGTTTATACTGAGCTTTACCCGCAATCGCTACATGAGAAATTCAAACGATTGACAGAGAAATAATAAAAAACCCGCCGAGGCGGGTTTGAATTACTTATTACACATTTGGATATGAGCGATAAACAGATGCTCGACACCTATCCTTATCGGTTACTTATTTACCCCCTTCACGTATAGTCAGGAAAATGAGCGATTGGATCTTTTTTTCCAAAACGAGCTAACCATCTGAATTTAAAACACAGAAATAGCAATTAGTTAGGATAAATGGTAAAAGTATATCATTTATAGAAACGAGGCGACTTAAGGTTGAAAAACGATTCAATCGCTCGTTGATTAACATTGTTAGCCAACTTAAAGAAAGGATTATAAGTACACGATGAGAAGTGGCAAAAAAAGCATTCTTACGCCTATCAGCCCAATTATAATCACTGATAACAAGTCGTATTGGGCTACGCATTTTTATAGTATTTTAAAATGTATACATAGCCATAAAAACTTAATGTACTCTCCAAGAAGATTTCAAGATTTCCCTGTTTGGTCATTGAGCTTGCTTAGGGGGAATCTCCCACCTAATTTTTTTGATCAAATCGAAACCTACATTAGGAACTGGGGTGTACAGTATTTCTTTGCTAGCCTATTTAATCAAAAAATCGGAGGTCATATAATAATTGAGTTAATTGAAAGGTTAGAAAGATTATATGCAATTTGTTTTAACAAAGATTTAGATTTGTTTTCATTTTATGTTTCAGGAAATGATTCTAGTTTAAGTTATAAATTATCAGAACGATTTACTGAGATTTTTCCATTTAGAGATATGAAAGGTTCTATATCTGATTTGATCGGCTATTCAGATCTATGCCTTGTTTTAGACAACACTTTTACTGGTTCTTCTGTTGGAATTTTTGGCGAAGTGGAAGGGACTTACGGTAACAAACTTAGAACAGAAAGCTACTGGGGAAAAAAACAAGAATTTTGTGTTTTTAGTGTTGGCGTTGTTGATGGTAATCAAAAGCTAATTTATTTTGAGGAATCTAACCACAAAGGCATACCAAGAGTTCACCTTATGTTTGAAAAATCGCATTTTTTCATTAGCGATTTTTTAGAAGTTCTAAACTGTTTTAAATTCTTATTTTTATATGGGCCTACCACAAATTACCGTTGCCCAGATGATGAATTTGGTTTTTTCCTAACTGAGATAAAAAAAATGTGGTCTATCCCCATAGATCAATTGTTTGCTTTTTTGGAAAAATTTATAGATGGTGGCGATTTAGTGGGTTATAACGATGGGGCTATATCAATTATCACAGACCTCCAGTCATAGTTAGGTAATGAGGCAATGGAGCCGGACTTGTAGTAATTTTCTCGATTTTGCTTCATATTTTAGCAAAATTGCACTTATCATTTATTGCGAGCTTGAAGGTCTGTTATTGGCACAGAACGGCCTGTCCGGATTGCCGCGCCGGACATCTACCAGTGCGGCTTTGCTTTATTCCTCTGTGTCTCCGGCCTGCTCTGCTGCTTCCTGCGCTTCACGCTCTGCCCGTTCCCGCTCCATCTGTTCAGCCAGTTCACACTGCTTCACATTCCACACAGAGCCCTGCGGCATTTCGACACGAACATCGAGGCGGGTGGATTCCGGCAGATCACATGGTTCACCGTCCTGATAGAAGATGCGCTCACCTTCCGGCGTGACCTCTTTCAGTCGCCAGTTCTGGAAACGTTCCGGTAAATGCGCATGCTGACGGTGATAGGTTTCAATAATCAGGCTGCCGTCACTCTGCACCCTGTCATCGACATAAACCAGCTCAAGGCCGTTATTGTCTCGCGGTACGGAAATTCCACCGTTTACACCCCATGCGCCATCTGAGTTATAACCAAGTATACCGGTGATATGATACTGGCCGGTGCCGGTACGGCTGACTTCTGCACCTTCGGATTCGTCGTTGGTATAAAACGTGCCGCCAGGATACACAAGAATTATCGGGGAGGATTTTTTCAGGTAACCACTGCCATCAACATAAATATTCCCGCCGATTACTGCGGCGCTGCCACTTCCGATATTTGCAAAACTGACGTTAGACCACCCTGATGTATTTCGGCACGAAACTAATGTACGTCCATCGTTATACGCCCACATACCGATGCTAAATCTGCCATCTGGTGATGTTATTTCAACCCTTGACTGATCATTGCCGGGGGTATTGGTTTTAACATCGATTGTTCCGCCTATCTTTACGGAGTCATTCGCAACGGAAAATTTTCCGGTACTACCACTGAGCACCTCAAACACATATGTATTTATTCTTTGCCAAAGCCCTGCTTTATTTTTGTCTGACGGATAGATCTCTGTATATCCATTATCATTGATAGATAATCCCTTTTTCACATCTGACAGATTACTTAAAGCATCATTCAGCGCTTTAATGCTATCCAGCGTCACCTTCTGGCCGTTCGGCAGCTCAATTTCCACCTGTCCGGTGTCTGTCATCCACTGCTGCATTGCCTGGAGAAAGTAAACGATATAGCCCTGATTGGCTGACATGGTGCGGGCCGCATCTGAAATGGTATCCGGTACCGTGGTGGCGATGGAGTATTTCGCGCCGCTGAGCGTTACCGGAGCATTGAATGACAATACCAGTTCGGTATCACTGTTTACCGCGCGGATCATCATGCTGACAGGTGCAGTACCGTTCTCGATGCTGATAAGCTGGCCCGGGGCCACACCGTGAATGTTCTTTTTCCACTGTGTACCGGTACCGGTCACAATCGGTGAACCGGCTTTAATGGCTATAGTGCCGTCGGTGTAAATCATGGGGTTTCCTTAAATTTCAGGCATAAAAAAACCGCCGGAGCGGTTATTTTGGTTATTCATTTCCATCGCGGATATGCATCAGGGGCATAAGCAACAATGCAACCTATATCATTCGCATACGCGCCACCTCCGCCAAGGCCGACCAGATTTGATGCTCTCGTTACATAACCGTCACGGGTTACACCGTAGCCAAATACGAAGCCGCCGAAACTGATTTCAAATGATGTTGAGATATAACTGAGCACCATACAGCCCGTATGCCCACTTCGGTAATCCAGTGGTTTCTGTGGGTCCAGTATCGTTCCGGCATACGTCAGATCTGATATGATTGTTTTTATCCGGAGCGGAAATTTTTCTGATGAGTAAAATAGTTTATTTTCTTCATTGAAAATATTCACTTTAGTTTTCGTATCTATATCTGAGGCTACTATTGGTCTGTATATATAGATATTCACTGATTCGGCTGACAGAAACCTCAGTTTTTTATTATCCCATCCGTGACGAACCATATTAGAACCAATACCCGTAGTTCGTGCATCCCGATGAAAAACAATATATCTGTCCCACATTTCGGGATATATAACATTGTACTCAGCACGTAAAAAATCATACAGGCCAGGCTCTTTAATGCCCTCCTTACTCATATCCAGTATTTTTTCAAGTACATAGGTGACTGATGATAATATGCCGACCTCAGCGCCATTCACGGATATAACAGGCCTCACAGTCATTTCCCCATTAGTTTAAATACGTGAATTATTGGCACCGTGGCACTTGCCATACCGCTGTCATGCTCATATACCCACGTTACTGTATTACCGTTTACTTTTACATTTGTTACCGTAGGGTAATTTCCATTCATTTCTGAACGATGAGTCACTATAGGAACGGCTATTATCTTTTCACCACCCTTCAGGTAACGACTGTCAAACGACATACTTGTTTTTGAAAAATCAACTTTTTCCGAGTGAATAACAAATACAAGAGAATCTATAATATTATCTATCTCACCGGTATCGTGATATACATTAAAAACAGGTTTCTTCGCCATATATTAATTCCGGTTTTCTATTTCAGAGCTATTTCTATTTTAAGATTTCCATGTTCGTCACGTAAATAAAGACCTGAACCATCAAAAGTTAATCCACCACTTCCATCATTCGAATTCATTTCAAATTTATTCATTTTTGCATCCAGAATAAAACCCTGTTTACCCGGCACATAGTTCTCCGACTGCATTTTGTCAGTGACAACCACGCTGTTGAGCCATGCCTGATTAATGAATGCCTCACGCATAAAGACCTGGCCGTCCTTCATGTACATGAACAGATCCATCGATTTTTTCACCGGATTATAAAACGCAAACTGCTGAGCGTTAAAACCGATAAGGGTGTTCACCTGACCACCTTTCAGCTCAGCCCCGATCACCATACCGGCGGAATAATCCTCACCGTTATAACGGATCCGGACTTTCATATCGTGGACCACCGATGCCTGACCAGATGCCATATCCCACTGTGCGCGGATGGAGTTCTGCGCCAGCGCCAGACCGTCTTCAGCTTTAACCTGTACCGCGTCCAGTTTCTCTGCAAGTGCAGTTGTTTCCGTGACCATGTAGTTGCGGACTTCGATAATTTCTGCTTTCATCGCGCCGTTTTCGCGCTGCCAGTAGCCCCACTGGCCGTAGGCGTTGTTGGCGTTGTTGATGATGGCTTCAAAGTTGTCATCAGCCTGAGACTGCAGGTCTTTGATGATGGCTGAGTCTTCGAGCTCTTTTTGCACAGCGTCGAGGATTTCATCGGCATTACTTTCCGGAATACCACTGGCCTCAACAAATATCGATTTTCCGACCACGTTTACGCTGCGGACATACACATAATAGCGGTGACCTGCTTTCATATTACGTCCCTGCACAATCCACATAGTGCCGTTACCGAGATAAGCGGCCACAGATTCAACGTCGCGGATATCGGCTACCTGTTTATCTGAAAACCAAAACTCATATTGCGCCCGCAGGCTGTTCTGTCCGCCGGAACGCGGAACAATACCGAGACTGAAATAGCCGGGTTCAACTTCAATATAAGACGGTGGCAGCGGCGGATTGACGGAAAATGATGTACTGGCCGGTTCCCCTTTCTGCCCTCTGTCATTCTGCGGGGTGACTGTCAGCACATAATTACCCTGCGGCATACCACTGAACCGGTAAAACGATTCTTTCGTTACCGCCGTTCCGGCAACACGGTCGCCGATGGTCAGCTTCAGCAGATATTCAACACCGCGCAGGGCATAGGGTGAGTTCCATGATGCTGCTGCCTGCCATGCCTCATTATCACTGCTTATTTCCACAGTAAGATTTTCAACCGGGGGAATAAAACCACCAAGAGGTGTATCCGGCTTCGGTTCAAATACCGCCCCCTTATCCACAATGGCTTCTTTTTCCGGCGCATGCTGAACCGCAGTAACAATAAAGGTTCCGTCACTGTTATCCGCCAGTGACACCGCCCGGAATAACCGGCGGCGCAGTGACGGCAGGGAGAGCGTCCAGACAGAATGTTGTGGTATACCTTCCGGCATCACATCGAGGGTAATCTGATTCGTAGCCGGATAGCCGGTCACTTTGATGGTTTTCGGCAGGCCGGAACCATCGGTGACAATAACATGCGCATCACCTTTGGCCGGTTTTTCTATGTTGCGGTCAAGCAGCAGCGTTTTCTTTTCCGGGTCAACAGACAGAATGCGGCCGCCGATCTGCATATCCACCCAGTCGTTATCCGCAATCTCGAAAATATCACCGGGCGTATGGCGTAATCCTTCCGCACCAATTCTGAATTCGACAGTCTGTGTCTCAAGTTTTTCTGTCATCAGTATCCACAGGCCGTGACGATGTGCCTGGCCGCGGCTGGTACAGCCAAAGGCATCCACACGCAGTACATTCCGGCCGTTCTTTGCCACAGAAACATCATCAGACACCTGCTCCACACTGGTTTTCCAGCCGTTATCCGGATCAATGAAGCGAACCTCAACCACGTTATGACGTGCCTTTACAGGACTGAAACTGTATTCAAACACCCCGTCTGCAACGTTAGCGTTAGTGTATGGCCACACGGAATCAGACGGGCGGTCCTGCACAAATGTCAGAACCTGACCGTTCCACACCGGCATAATCCGCATTGAGGAACACAGCTCACTGATCACATCATAGGCTTTACGCAGATCGGTAATATAGGCATTACAGCGGATGCGCGGCTCTTTACCGCCGAAACCGTCATCCACCTCCTGATCGCAGTACTGCCCGATCATATACAACGCGAATTTATCCACTTCGGCTATTTTCAGGCGCTGCCCCATGCCATAGCGCGGATGTGTCAGCAGATCCCACAGCACCCACGCAGGGTTATCCGACCATGCAGGTTTAAAGGTGCCGTCCCATATACCGGAATACACCCGTGTATCCGGGTTGTAGTTGCCCGGTACCTGGATAATACGGCCCTTAATAAGATAGTTACGGCGCGGGAATTTATTACCGAACTGCTCACTTTCAAATGTCAGTCCGGCGACCGCGGAGCCGGGGTAAGTCTGGTTAATATCAATAAGCTCTGAATAACTCGACCAGACCGTATTGTTCTGAATTTTATCCGTGGTGCTGTCCGGCGTTAACCGGCGCATCCGGACACTGAACGGGGACGGCGGTAAGTTATCCAGAATGACCGCCATCAGGTAAGGGGAGTTGCTGCGCTTACCGGTGATGGTAACCACTTTTTCCGTTGACCAGACACTGCCGCGCTGGATCTGAATTTCCAGTTGCACCGATGTCGGCACCCTGTCGCCGTTGTCTTTGGATTCCACCAGGGACTGTGTCCCGAACGTCAGCCGCAGGCGGTCGATATACGGTGAGGTGATTGTCCGGGTGACCGGGACATTGTATTTTACCTCGATACCAACCGGTTCCTCATTGGCTGATGAAGTAAAGCCGTATAGTCCCGGCTGCTCCAGTGTTCCTGCGCGCCACTGCGCCGTCAGTCCGTTTACTGTACTGTTTCCGGATCCGTCAATGACAGGCGTATCATCCAGATACACGCAGGACAAATCATTCACCACATTGTTAATTTCTTCCGGCCCCTCAATCGGCCCCTCACTTATCAGGTCAATCAGGGATATTTTCTGCCGTGAACTTAAATCATTCGGTGCCTCATACGGTGTACGCTGCCCGCCGCCGCCCTTTCCCATCTGTTACCTCACTTACCCGCCGTGTTTACCGGCATCAATATTAGTACCGTCGCTGTCATCCATAATCTCAATGGACTGTGAAATCACCCGCGACCCGCACATAATCCGCCCGTAGGCCACAGGTACGGCCACGCCCTGTGCCACGGTATTTTCGAGGTTACTGAAATAGGTATTACCCTTCTCTTCCTCACCCCGCGACATATCCGGCTGTTTCGCTACCGGTGTCAGCATCTGTGCCACACCGCCCAGCATCATGGCTGCACCGGCCGACATCAGCGCACCACCGATAGCCCAGCCGCCGGGGTTCCACCATCCGATTGCCAGCACAGCAGCACCGGCGATAAACTGAAACACACCTCCGTTCTTAGCCCCCCCGATACGCGGGACGATGTGAACGACCGCATTCCGGGGAAGCGGCTCATTAAAGCGCCGGTGAATTTCATCCGGGGAAACATCACTGCCGGCGATCCGTATCTGGTACCAGCCGTCACGGATACGCTGCCGTAACTGCGGGAGCTGGAGCAGAAGCCCATGAATACCTTCAGCAGCCGTTCTGACACTCAGATCAAAACGGCGTCCAAATCGTTGCAAATCCCCGTAAAGCCGGAAGGTTGCCAGTGGCGGTAACGCCAGATCGAGTGAGTCATTCGTTGCCATCGTGGGTTATATGCCTCGCGCTTACTGAGTTGATTGGGTATGTGGTGGAGAATGGTCTGTGCGCCAAGATAAACGGCGGCGTGATTCGCCCGGGAACTGGCGTAGCAGAACAGGATCACATCCCCCGGCTGAATATCTTTTTTCACCCGGACAAAACCGTTGCTCTCCATATTGTCCAGGTAGAGTTCTTCACCATGCCGCCACCAGTCATCATGCCGTTCAAAATCCGGCAGGTTGATGCCTGTCAGGTGATACGCATCCCGGAACAGGCTGTAGCAGTCGGTCACGCCGTGCACAAACTGGCGGCCCAGCAGAGGCGGCACCGGTTCATAGCGGTGGATTTTTTCGTCACAGACCAGCAGCCACGGCAGTCCGCTGTTTATCTGCATGGCCCTGTCCGCACTGCTCAGATACGGCTGGCCGCCCGGGTGACTGTGAACCACAGCCACAACCTCGCCCTGCTCACCGGCACGGATAAAATCGTCAAACCCGACAGTAAAATGGTGTTCAGGATCCGGAGACTGATTCCGGCACGGCAGATACTGCTCCCCCTGCTCATTACGGATAATCAGGCCGCACGATTCCCGGGGCGCATCCGCCTGAGCGTGCGCCAGAATGGCGTGTTTAATCATAGAAACCCTCTGAAATGCTATTTGCTGAGACGGGAAGTGGAGACAAATGCCCCGATGCGTGACTGGTTGTTGCGGAGTTTGCAGTCCGGCAGTCGTTTGCCGCATTTGTCCTTTGCCGGGTCACTGGTTGGTTTACCCCATTCATCAGCGACCGGCGGACCCGCGTAACCACATTCGGCAGACCGGTACCCCCACGGACACACGTCCGACAAAATAACCCGGCACGGCAGCATTGCGCCGTCTGTCTCACTGGGTGCGGCCAGCATGAAGGAAGCTGTTTTATTATTCAGACTGGTGACCTGTTCAATAACCCAGCGGCTGATAATTTCCTGTGACGGATCAGCATCCGGATTTCCGCCCTCAAAGTTATCTGCATCGAGGAACCGGGATTTAACCACCCGGCGGATCACATAACCGCCACCGGCCCCATCCAGCTGACTGACAATACCGGTGATGAGGCCGAACAGGTTGGACAGTGTAATCGTCGGTCGTCCTGACGGGCCTTTTCCGCTGTAGGTGAACCCCTCACCACTGACAGGATAGGGATCATAAACCTGTTTTTGCCAGATAAGCGGCTTTCGCTGACCATTCATGCCGTTATAAAACCGGTACCGGATACCGCCGATATGAGTAAGGTCGATTTCAAACAGTTCAATTTCGGGGTCGGAAGCCAGCTCAGTAACTGCAATCCGCATTTCCGGAGAGATGTTCTGCATTGCGCCTCCCGCTACTGTAACCGGGTAATCTGTGAATTATTTCCCGTCACCGGATAAAGCAGCTGCATCTGCCCTTTAACATCAAATGCGGCCATACACCGGGCATCAAAATCCTTATAGTCTGCTGAGCTGTTGGCGATATTGGTCACCGCCACCATTTGCTCTTCAACTTTCCGTAAGGCATCTGCCTTGAGGTACTGGTGAATTTTCTCACGCGCAGACCGACTTTCTTTTACCGATTCGTATACATAATCAGGCAATGCAACGCCGTATACCCACTTCGCCGTGATCATCCCGAAGAGTGACGGGCACCCGCCGACATGACCAAAGTAAGGAACACCGGCCATTTTTGACAGTGCGCGATAATAGGGCTCCTGAAAACGCTTTTCCCACTCAGTGGCGTCTTTGTATGTCAGCAGGCCGATAACCTGATCTTCCGTCAGTGTCATATTCTGCGCCATCAGCATATTTTTTATATGCCGGTCACAGGCACGGGCGAACTTTGGTGATAACCAGCGGGCAAACTCAATGACCAGTTCCGGGTGAATCCAGGTGCCGCCATTGCGTCCCCTCTCCACACGCACTAAAAGGTGAGAAATCTCACCTTTTAAATTTATAGCTTCAATATCAAGCTCCTGACCAATTTCTTTTGCGTATTCTTTGGTTGAATCCAGTCGCAGCCAATCAAGAGCTCTTTTATCAAAATATTTTGCTGCCACTGTTGCATTCACCCAGCAATCACCATTAAACGGGATCAGGGATTCGTCATACTTCATGGGTATGATTTTAATCATGATGCTTTCCTTATTTAGGTAATGAACCTTTGCCACATAGGAGATCAGCCCATCGAAGCAGCATCAGCTATAACTGCTCCCCTCAAAGGCTCATTCCTAAATATCGGTTCGATGTTTAAAAGCGTGTGTGCATGTGGTGCACAGGTGGATAAAACTGAATTTCAGGTATAAAAAAACCCGCCGGAGCGGGTTACTTATTTGACGTTATTTTTGTTCTTTTTCTTCTTTAGCAGAAATGCGACTATAAAACCAATTGGAAGTGGTAAATAAGCCATAAGCAGCGGGTTATATGCATCAAACCGCCCGATTACGTCAAACATTTTATAATTTATTTCATACGTGTATTGTATTATAAAAAATGATATTGCTGGCAATAAACAGCAGATTATAGCCATTTTCAAAAATCCAGACCTTTTATAAATAACAACCCCAATAACAAGTAAAATTACAAAATACCCATATAACATTAAAAAATCTGACTGATTAGTCATGCGCCCTCTTTTTATGCAATAGTTTGCTCGAACTCAGCAGTAATCTCAGTTCTGATCGCCCCTACTGAAACTGACCATTTTCGACATAATACCGTGATTGGGTGCGTTTGATGAGGGGGTTTCCAGAAAAATGCTGTCACACCTGCATGTTTTTCCAGAAAAGTCCTGATAACCTGTGCATCAGCATTCCTTGGTGATAATGAAATGCTGTATTTTTCAAGGTTGATATTAAAACCATCAGGACGACGTTGCTCGTACCCGTCACCAAAGCGAACAGAGCGAACACGGGGCTCGCTCTCAATGTTCATGCCGGGTTTTACTTTCCAGGTGAATGTTTCCATTGTTACCCCATTGCTCCGCCCGGACGACGTTCAGATGCAATAACCTGCTTGGTTTTTTGCTCAACCAGCTTCAGGATTTGCTGTGTCGCCTGCGGGCCCATCTGCCCGTTGCTGCCGTCATTTTGAATGGTGATATTAAAATGCTGAACTACACCATCACCTCCACCAGCCATTTTCGCCACTACACCCAGTTTTCCGTCCAGACCACGGCGCAGCGGAAAAATCCCCTCTGGTCCGGCTTCCCCCATAACACCAGCACCTTTTGCAAAGGCAAACATTGTCGGGGTATGTACCACCTGGCCACTGTACGCACTCAGTGACGGAGAGCTATAAACGCCCCCTTTGGCATTTGGGGTAAAATTAAACCCCATCGCATCCATTCCCATAACAATCGATTTTTTAACAAAAATTTCTGTCAGCATTTTCAGTATCGACGTGGTGAACTCACGGAAATTAGCTTTACCGGTTGTCAGCACAGAGGTCAGTTCAGTTGAAAATCCGTTCAGTGCAGCCATGGTGGCATTCTGGATCTGCGCATTTGAATCCAGTGCGGCATCACGGTAATCCCCCCACGCAGTCTGTGCACCACCAAGCCAGTCAGCCCGCTTTTCCTCTTCCGCTGCATACGTTGCTGCCTGAGCCGCCAGCATTTCATTCAGCCGCGGATTGTCCTGATGAGCGGAGAGGATTTGCGACCTCTCCAGAGCCTGCTGCGCTTCGCGCGAAGATTTGCCGATAGTATCGCGGATTGCATTTTGCTTTTCAGTCTGCTGCTTAACGTATTTATCAGCCTGATCCTGAAGTTTATTCAGGCGTTCCTGAGCAACAACTTCATCACCCAATAGTGCCAGTTTCTCATGCTGAGCCAGTACTGCCGCTTTATTTGCCAGCAACGTCTGCTCCTGTTTGGTTAACTGGCGCTTACCTCTGGACTCTTCAGTAATGGCAATCTGAGCCTCGGTTTCCCAAAGCTTTTTACGTTCAGCACTGATTACATCCGTAACAGATTTGTGCTCTCTGAGCACGCGCAATTTTGATTCAAGTGCAATTTGCTCTTTTAAGGCCGTTTCTTCTGCTTTTGTTCCTTCATCAACACGATAATCGCGTTTATTTGGCGTCTTAGGGTCGGCATATTTTTTATCAATACCAGCTCTGGCTTTCGCTATTTCATCAGGTGTCCATAGCCTGATTTTTTCACTGTCAGATGCAGAGGCGGTATCTTTTGCAGCCTTTGCATTGGCAGCAATTTCACGGTTTAACTTTTCGTGCTCCCGCGTTCTTTTTTCTGCCTGAGAGAGGCTCGCCTCAATGTACTTATTGAGATCCTGCTGGCTTTTCTTTTCTCGGTCATTGGCCTGGATAATTTTATTTTATTATCCAGATACCCCTGCTGGGATTTAACGGCGAAATCAAGTTCGGCCTTGTTCTTTCTTAATGTTTCCAAACTACTCTTACGAGCGGAGTCGGTCATCCACCCATCACCGTTTTCAAGAGATGCGATCTGTTCATTCACACTAGCCAACTTTTCCGCTTCAGTAGGTGCCCTCCAAATTTTCGCCAGTTCATCACCGGCTTCTTTTATGCTTGTTGTAAGGTTATTCCATGCCCGTTCAAGGATACCCACATCCTCACTCATCTCAATAGTGCGACGGTTGGTAACCTCTGCCAGTTTGGTAATGGCATATTCTGACGCCTCACGGGTTTTTCCGGATCTTTCCAATGCAGCTATATGTTCATACTCGGATGCGGTCAGCAGGTGCATGGATTTATCCATTTCCATAATCGCGTTGACCGGATCATCCTTAAGCCGTTTAAACTGATTAACGGTTTCATCCACCGACTGCCCGGTGGCCTGTTTCATCTGTGCAGCTGCTTTGGCCACAAGTGATACCTGGTCACCGAAGAAATAACCGGAACCGACTGCACTTGTAAGCGCAGCAGTCATATCCGACCTGGTTATCCAGCCACCGGACATCTGATCTGCCATCAGGCGAAGCTGTGCCGATGTTTTACCGGCATAATTACCGGTGGCGATCAGCTGACGGTTGAGCAGCGTCACTTCCTGCTCAGCATTCCAGGCTGCTTTACCAACCGCAGCTATTCCACCGACTACCGCCCCCATACCGCCAAAGTAGGTGAACTTGCTCATCCCCATATGACCGGCAAGGCTGCGCAGGCCTTCGGACAGGATCTTATTATTGCCTTTAAACTTCTCCGTTTCTTTGTTGCTGTCACGGAGTTTATTGATATAGATATCCGCTGATGAACTGACACCCAGTTGCGCTGCCTGATAACGCAGCATTTCTTTGCGGGACAGGTTCTGTGTGGCTACCTGTTCTTTCAGGCGCTGAATAAACCGGGTTTTCTGCTGCGTCAGGTTTTCATCTGCGCGGCGTAACTCTGTTGTGCGCTGCGTGACGGATGAGATCAGGGTCAGATAATCCTGCTGTGATATGGTTCCGGCACGCTGCGCCTGGTTCAGTTTCGACTGAATGACGGCCAGTTGTTCAAGCCCGCTGCCGGTCTTCTTTACCGCATCAATCTGACGGAAGAAACTTTCGGTCATGGCATCCTGCTGCCGCGCCAGATCCCGACCGGCCGAATCTTTCTGCCTGCTGTTATTGATCTGTTCATTCATCCGGCGGTGCATGCTGTCAATTTCACGCGCCGCGGCTTTCCATTTCTGAACAAACTTATCAGCACTGAATATCTGAGACTCATCCAGCGTTTTCAGTGTGGCCTGTGTGCTGTTCGCTGCCTGATTAACCGCTGCTGACTGCCCTTCGGCAAATTTACGCATACGCTCAGCTGACGCATCCGCACTGGCCGCAGCCTGCAATAACTGACGTTCGACGCGTCCAACCTGCTCAGTGAATGTGGTGCTGTCCGCACTGAGATTAATGACCAGATCAGCTATCTGCTGGCTCATAACGTACTCCCCCGGCGATCCCCTCGCCTGCTGTCATTAACAGTGAGTCGTCAGTCTCACCGGTTTCTTCGCTGTGTTTCAGTAACAGAAAATCATTCAGCGACAGGTCTTTGCTGCCGCCCACCAGCGACACCACGGTGTTACTGAGTGCGGCGAACTCCAGATCAATCAGCTGATGGGTGAATGGCGTTACCCCGAAATAGGTGTACCAGTCCCCCAGCTCTGTTGCCGTCATATCCGCCAGCATCCTGCGCCAGTCCGCCCGTTTAAATTCATGAGCGAGGCGCAGGATAAACTGACGCTCACGGGCGATTACTTTTCTGCCGGTTCCGGATCTGCGACCGGTTCAGCACTTTCACCGTCTGTGGTTTTGACCTGCATATCACTGAGTTCAAGTACCAGTTTTGCCGCCTGCTCCAGCGCGACCGGCGGCCAGGTGCTGAGAATATCAGCGCGGATCTCATCAACCTGTTTACCCGGTGTATTACCCACATTGAACAGAGAACGGGCTACCAGAAACGCATTTGATTCGATATTCATACGCACATAAACAGCAGTGCGTTTCAGGCTCTGCACATCCTCTGCCGGCGCTTCTTTTTCGGTCTGTGTCACCAGGTGATCGAAATATTCCACACGTTGCAGGGCTGACAACTCGCTCAGCATCAGTGATTCGCCGTTGTACGTGAATTCTTTCTGTTTCAGAAAATTCATCATTGTTTCTCCTCCGGATTATTCCGTGGCTTTGGGGGCTGAACGGGTTTCACCTTCAGCCGGTTTCATTTCTTCCGCCAGCGCCGGGCGGCCGGAGTTGGTGATTTTGATGGTACGGGTGATCACCTCTTTTGCCGGTACCGATTTCCCCAGGCTGCTGACCCATCCTTTGAACAGATCAACCGCGCCGTTCGGATAGCGGATTTTGTAATAACGGACATCACCGGTATCAAACCAGCTGACCAGGTCTTTCTGTCCCTGCTCGCCGGGTTTCCAGGCCAGTGTGATATTGGCTTCACCGGCTGACTTTTCACCCTGAGCGGTTGCTTTCCAGTCGGCGTCCTCATCATCCAGATAGGTATCGTCGTAACTGTCCGCGCTGATTTCACCCGGCTGAAGCTCTTTGATTTTTGCCAGGCGCGTCCAGCCTTCGTCTGCCAGCGGGTTTTTGGTCGGGTCGTCTTTGCCGGTATAAATCCACAGCGTTGTGCCGGCGCCTTTGACAGGAGCCAGCGGGTTAGGAGGTAAAGGCATAATTTTTCCTTACATTGAATACGTCAGGTGATATGTCAGATCGGCTGAGCCCCACAGGCACATTTCATCATCGCGCTGATAGTCGTAGCCTGCCGCTGACATGGTTTCGATAAGTCCGGCCAGTGCCGGTACGGACTGCATGGCAGGATAAATTTTGTCTTCCATCCATTCGTCCAGTTTTGAGTCCGGATTACTCGCTTTCAGGAAAACCTCAATATGCAGAACGGCCTGCCACTGGTCTTCATCCACAACATCATCCGTCGGCGAAGCGTCAGTGAGATACACCGCGACAACCGGCAGTTCAGACTCCTCAAGGAATACCGGGCGCCCGTCATACACCTGAGTTTCCCCGAGGTGTGCCCGCAGGGCATCAGCCACCGCCAGCCGGATAGCAGAATGTTTATGCATCAGGGGAGCCTCGCTTTGATATACAGCCGGAGCTGATTTTTCAGTGCCTGCCCGAGTTCTTTCGGCATATCGGATTTCAGAAGTGATTCTGTTTCATCCGTAAATGCCTGTGTCAGCGGGATTACCAGGGGGATCTTCACCACATCAATCGGATAACGTGAGTTACCGGTGCGCTGCATAACATGCCAGCGACCGTTTGCCAGTTGCTGAATAAATGCATCCTCAAACTTAAACCGCCCGATTTTCAGTACACTGCCGCGTCCGTGTTTATCACGCCGTTTGCGTGACAACTGAACCTTAGCTGTGCCGAGTGCAATGGCCGGGAGATTACCTCTGTTCACAAGTAACCGCGCACGGGGCACAGACTGTTTACTGCTTGCCCTGCGCAGACGGACACGCTGACGGATCAGCTTCTGCTGCAGTTGCGTTTCGCCTGATACCCTTTTGACACTGCGCCCTATCGCACGGACTGCAACCCGGTTTACGGCCTGAGCTGTGGCGACCGGTACCGCCGTGCCGCTGATTGTGTTCAGGTTATTAATCGCCTGCTGAATACCATCCATATTATTCACTCTCGATAAAAATATGGGGTTTACCGTTATAGCGCTGTACTCTGGTGATGATGAACTCAGTGCTGCCGGTAACAATCCGATCTTTCCGGCGCGGCGTGACCCCCGGTGTGAAAATCACGTAACTGACCCCGTCACCGCTGACCGGTCCCATTTCCGGAAGAAAATGAAACTCAACAGCACAGACAGGCTGATCATTCAGATAAATGACTTCCCCCATTTTTTTCCGCTGTCAGTGCATCCATCCGGGACTTCATCTGCTGAAACGGGGTCATAGCGTTATCCCTGTGCCGCCGGCGGGAAGACGTTAATCTTCACAGCGGCATCTGCGTCACCGGCAGCCGCATCCTCCCAGGCTACGCCGATCACCACGCCGCCGGTATCCACCAACTGACCGTCTTTAACGGAAGCCGCCGCCCCCGCTTTAAGCACCAGCCCGTTTTTTTTAGGCAGCCGGAAAACCCCTTCGGCAAATCCGTCACCGGTTGCACCGGCGGCAATGTCTGTAATTGCCACCGCGGCCAGTGAGCCAACCTGTACCAGTGAACCGCTGGTAACGGGTTTGGTTCCGCTGTTAACAATCGCGATGGTCATTCCCTGCTGCTGATAATTCTTAGCCATAATCGTCTCCGCGGCCCCCGCAGGTGCCGGATTTCAGGTATAAAAAAAGCCCTCACGGGCGTTCATGATGTGATTCTCAGCCGGATTACCGGCCTTTCACCTGGATCATTCCGCGATAATCCAGCGGTGCCACGCCGGCATCAATACGGATTTTCGTGGTCACGCCGTCGGAGGTGAACCCTTCCTGCTGATCGATGTACGGGGTATCGATACCGTTCAGGTAGGCAACTTCAATGGTGTCACTGCCCTGAGAAGCAGCCATGTACCAGTCTTTTTCACTGTTATCGTCCAGACGCGGCTCAGTGATAATTTCCGCAATATTGCGGATCGGGTTAATGATATTGGCATTCACATCCGCCCCTTTCACGCTGCCGGAACCGACAACCTGAAGTGCGTGTGTTTCCAGTGCCGCCGGTACCAGCATAAAGGCCGGGCGGATATTCAGCGTACGTTCGCCCTCTTTCTGCTGGCGCATCAGCGTGCGGCCTTTGCTGATGGTTTCCACATCCATGCCGCCGGACAGCGTATTTTTATGATCAGCACTGAACAGGGCTTTGCCGTCACTCAGTTTCCCGTTATCTGTCAGCACGGCATACACCAGGTCACCAATGGTGGCTTTTGCGGCCCGGCCGAGTTTGTTCGGGATATCGGTCAGCGCATTCATATCATCGTTGATGATGGCCTGGCGGGTGATACTGAACAGTTCCCCGTACGTTGCCAGCGCAATGGTCTGCCCCTTGTCACCTGTGGTGACGTATTTATATTCTGCCCCTTCGCGCACCTGACGCAGTGACGGAAAACCACCGAGGCCGACACGGTGAGCGGTTTTAAAGTCGCTGAGCTGACCTTTCTTCGTCCACTTATCATAGGTTTCTTCCGCCTCTTCCCAGCCCGTCAGCAGGGATTTATAAGCCACATCCATCAGGATATTGCCGAAATCCGAAGTGCTGTGTGTGAATGCCGCAGCGACCATCTGCATCGGGTTCAGGGTGCTGATACCAATACCGCGCTCCGTCAGCGACATACGCGCCAGTTCACGCAGTGTCATGCTGTTATACGGGTTATCCGGCTGTGCTTCTTCGTGCCCGGCACGGGTCATGACCGATGCACGGATGCCGTCACCGGTGAAATTACCGTTACCTGCGTAGATATGAGCATTATTTTTGTTGCTTGGTGTGGATTCTGCCCCCAGTTTTTCCAGCAGTTTCGCACGGGCGTCTTCCAGTGAGCACTGCGTGTCAGTCACGCAATCCACCATCAGATCATTATGTTTGCCGCCGAACATGGCGAACAAGTCCTTAATGCCGTTCAGACGGGCTTGTTCCTGAGCGCGGATCTGATTCTGTACATCTGCATTACCCGGCTGCGCGACCGGCTGAGTCACGGTTGCGGCGGGCTGCGTCACCGGTGCCGGGTCCGGCACGGAAACCGGTGTGGTCTGAGCGGTATTTTTCGGTGATACCTGGTTTTTAATAGCCTGTGGCATAGCAGTAAAGTCCTCGATACGTTTGGATGTGATACAGGCCATCGCCTGTACCGGGTCAGTAAGCTGATCAGCAAACCCGTGTGACAGACATTCATCGCCGTTCATCCAGGTTTCCTCTTCTAACATGGCGGCAATCTCTTCCGCCGTTTTGCCGGTTTTGGCGACATACGCCGGGATCAGCACATTTTCCAGCTTATCCAGCAGGTCGGCGTAATCCCGCATTTCATCCGCATCCCCCCGGGCAATTCCCCACGGTTTGTGGATCATCATCATGGCGTTTTCCGGCATAATCACAGTGTCACCGACCATGGCAATAACAGAGGCCATTGAGGCCGCCAGCCCGTCGATATAAACGGTGATCTTTGCATCATGGCCTTTCAGCTGGTTATAAATGGCGATCCCGTCAAACACTTCGCCGCCGGGGGAGTGAATATGCAGGTTAATCTGACTGACATCCCCCAGCGCCAGCAGCTCTTTTGAAAACTGCTTTGCTGAGATCCCCCAGCCGCCGATCTCGTCATAGATATAAATGTCCGCCGATTGGGTATCCGCCGCGGCTTTCATGCGGAACCAGCTTTTAACCGGTGCGGATGCTTTCGGGTTACTCGTCATCGTCCCGGGATTTGGCATCGTCAGGTGCTCCTTTGTCATTCGCCGGATCGGTGTCAAACACCAGCCCCAGCTTTCTGTTTTCATCAATTTCCGCTTTACGGCGGCGTTTTGTATCAGCAGGGCTGGAGCCTCTGGCCCGAACCCATTCCCCTTCGGTTGCCCCGCCGCCGCGCAGCAGCACCTGCCAGGCTTTGGCCTCTTTCAGCGGGTCAATCCACGGCATCACCGGGCCGCTGTAAACCGCATTCATTAAAGAAGCGGGATCAACATCCGGCGGTACATCAATCACCCCCTCCGCCACGGCCATTGTCAGCCAGCTGCGGTACATCGGGCGGGTCACTGCGGCCACAAACGCATCCTGTAAAATGCCGTAGCCCTCAAAAGACTCCACCAGCTCCTGGCGCTGGGCGCTGTAAGTGCCGTCATAATCACGTGAAATACTGGAATAACTGCCGCGGCTGCCGGCGGCTACTGCACGCAGCTGACCATTACGGAAGGATTGCAGGTTCGGGTTCGGGCGGTCAGATTTGACCATGCCGATATCCTCACCGGGTGCCAGTTCATCGAAGATAATGCCCGGCTCGATGTTCAGTTCCCTGTCCTCTGATGCATCATCGCCGTTATAGATATCCCCTTTTTTGATGTACATCCCGAGTGATGCAGCGATACGGGCAGCGGTGAGTTCCGCGTCCTCATAATCTTTCAGGGCACTCAGGCGGATCAGAATACCGGACAACAGACTGTGCCCGCGCAGCTGATGCAGGCGGCGGGTAAACTTCAGGTGCAGCATGTTTTCAGCGTCGATGGTTTTCAGATCCTGCGACCGGTACAGGGCTGACGGCATATTTTTATACACGTTGTAACTGACAGGCCGCCCCCACTCATTGAGTTTCACACCCTGGCAGATATTGCTGCCCGGCACATCCAGATTCAGCGGCACAAAGTCCGGCTCCAGCGCCTCAATCCAGAAATGCACCCCGTTTTCCCGCCTCAGACCTTTGGCCCGTCCGGACACCATCTGACCGAATACCTCTCCGTCACGCAGCCAGGTACGCGCCATCAGCCGTTCAAGTACCGGACGGGTATACTGACCGGTCACATCCGGACTGACAGACCATTCCGACCAGGCCGCACGGATCTGTTTTGCCAGATCATCTGCCAGTTCACCGCCGCGCAGCAGCGGCTGCGGCTCAACAATAATGCCTTTCGCACCAATCACCCGCTCTTCCAGCTTATCCAGCAGACCGATCACAAGGTCGTGGTTGTCATCCAGAAACCGGGCCTGCTCGCGCAGTGACCGGCCGCCGGATTTCACCAGCTGATTCGCGTTACGGGATTCCCGCCGCGCGCGGTGGGTACGGGTCGGCATCGCGGCCTCATAGGCTTTTATCTGCAGGCGGGACCGCATCCGGGACGCCTGCCAGCCCGGCGCAATCAGGCCGATAGCACTGTCGATCAGCTTCATCGCGGAAACCTCGCCAGTTTATAACCCGGCCTGCCGGAGCGGGACGATAACAAACCGCTGCGGCGGCGCTCCCAGTATTCCCGCCCTTTGCGGATTTCGCTCAGGCTTTCCATCGACATGCTCTGACCGTTCATCGTGATGCTTCTGCCCTGCAATACAGCGCGTTCCGCTTCCGCGTACTGCCGGATCATGTCGTCAATCTCTTCTATGGTCATATCCAGCCACCTCCGGATGATGAAACAGGGGCCCACGCCGATGCTTTCCGTTTTTTCGGTTTCTTCGGTTTCGCGGGTCCGGTTGTTGAAATAAGGGTGATATTGTCGGGGGAGTCAGTGTTTTCAGGCGGAATAACAGGAATATCGGGTAACCGTGCCCAGGGCGGCGGTTTATCCCATTTGATTTTCTCGTACCCCTTTATGATCACCAGTGCATGGGCGTACACCATCAGGTCAAAGGCTTCGTTTGCGCCCCGCCCGGGCTTTTCCCATTTACCGCTGGTCAGCCGCTCCTCATAGGTCAGTTCGTCATAGAAAGAGTCATCCAGCCAGTCCGGAAAATGCACATAATTCGGGCCCGGCATATCACGGCTCAGTGCAGCAGCCACCCGGTCTTTCAGGTTGTCAGTCTGCAGCAGATATAACGGCACATCCCCGGCGGCTTTCGCCTGCCGGTCAGAGCGTCCGGTGTTATCCGGATAGGATTTGGTGATCAGTTTTGCGCCGGTACAGCTGCCCCCCTTGAACAGAAACACTTTGCGGCTGATGCCGTCACGGCGGCACTGCCGCCAGAAAGCATACGCGTTATCAGTAACACCGCTTTCACCGCCGGTATCCACCCCCAGCATCATGACGGGCATTCTGATCGCCGGATGTCCGGACAACGGATATGTTTTATCCAGCACATCTGTTATCAGCAGCTTCCAGTCCTCCGGATAGGCACCGGGATGAATACGGACACACTCGCCGTTGCCGTCCGTCCGCAGGGATTGGGTGATATCAAACCTGTCCACAATCCAGCGTTCACCTTTTTCACCGTAGCCGGTGACCTGAACCACAAACCGGCGGTTTTTCCCGGCCTGCACGTCGACGGTTGCCACCAGAAAGCGGACACCTTCCGGCACACAGCGGATCCCGAGATCCTCAGCCCGCGCCAGCAGTTCTTCTGCCCTGCGCTGATCCTGAGTATGTTTCGGCCGGTACGGCAGCCCCCAGTCCGTATTGATCACCGTTTTCAGGGTTTCTTCGCTCAGGGTGAGCTCATATTCCTGTTCGGCGGTGAGATATTTATAAACGAGCTGGGACAGCGTCTGATAGGCGGCAGCCGGTCCCTCCATCCAGAATGACGCGATACGGGAGCGGCGGGCATCGCCGGTAATGTTGCCGTACCGGTCAATATCCTGGCCGTCTTTCAGCCAGACACCGCGATTATTCAGCTTCCGCTTTTCGCTGCCGGAAATGTGTCCGGTGCAGTGCGGGCACTCAATATAAGCCGCCTCACTGGCTGTCACCGGATCCGGGTCATCCCGGTAACCGGCCACCGCATCAAACACCGGCTGAAAGTATTCCCCGCAGTGCGGACACGGCCAGTACCAGCGCTGCCTGTCGCCACGGTTGTACAGCGATAAAATACCGGTGGTCGGCGGTGCTTCATGGGGTGATGACGGCGTCCATTTCTGATCAGTAATTTCCCGTCCGGGTGAACTTTCCACCAGCGTCATCCCGGCGGACATAAATGTTGTGGTACGTTTTGATGCCAGAGAGAATGCATCCCCCTCGCCGTCGATATCTTCCGGAAACCGGTCATAGTCCGTCAGTGCCACAAACCGGTAATCCGATGAGGACATGATATTGACGGACGGCCAGCCGATTTTCAGGTAGTTACCGGCGCGGAATGTTTTGTCATGCACGTTATTGTCATTGGTGCGCGGGCTCAGCCGTTTAGCTACTTCCGGACTCGCACGGAATGTCCGGTCGAGGCGCTTTTTCGAATGCTCACGGGCTTTTTCTTCCGTCATCTGAATCAGCAGAAAATCAGCCGGATCACAGACTATCGTGTAGACAATCCAGCCGTCGATAAGCCCCACGGTTTTACCGGTACGCGCCGGACCGACAAAGATCACCGCATCATATTTCCGGGATGTCAGGCAGTTCATCGGCTCAATAATGTACGGCGTCAGGGTGTCTTCCCACTGCACCGCACTGCCGCCGCCCATCGGCACCCGCATGTATTTTTTAACGGCCTCCGCCACCGGCATCCGGCGCGGCGGACGCAGCAGCACAGAGACATCCCGGCGCATTTCCGCTGCCGATGCATAACCTGTACTCATCCGTTTTCTTCCTCTGCGTTTTCCACCTCCACCGCCAGCAGATCGCGGAGTTCATCCACCACATCCTGTGCCTGTGTGATTTGCTCAGGCTGCCAGCCGTGGTCACGCTCCAGTCGGTCAGGCCAGGTGTCCAGCACCTGGGCTATCGCTTTGATGATGGTCGCCATCTCACGGTGAGATTCTTCAGCAGGTATCAGCTGGCGCAGAGAGGTTTCAAGTTTGATGCGTTCGTTTTCAGACTGGAACCAGTCTTTACGGTCTTTCGGGAACATTTTGTCCGGATCCTGAATACCGGACGGATCTTTCTCTGTGTCAGCACCGAATATCACCGGACCGACATCGCGGAGGGCATACACCGGATTGCCTCGTACTGTTCCTGCTATCGCCACATTTGCATCGAGCAGCCGCTTTTTAACCGTACCCCGGTTCAGTCCGAACGCTTCAGCAATCTTTGCAACACTCCAGTGATACGCGTCCCCGAGATTGCTGATATTAGACATTGTCACCTCACACTGTCAGGTGGATTCCTTATTTATTGTTGTTAATCAAATGGATAAACAGCACTCAGGTGACAGACAAAAACCAGCTTTGTCACCTCGGTGTTGTTTTTTATCAACGATATCAATGAATTAACTGACCTGCTGCTGACAGCATGGAAATCCGAAAATGAGCCGTTTCCCGCGATGCCGCCGCCCCGTGGTAAGGGTACCCCTCCGGGAGTACCTTTTCATAAATACATGTATAAACAATGGGTTATAAGGCTCATGCTATTTCTGAGGTATTTTCTTCAGAACATCATCGTAAAACCTTGATGGATTATCGAAACCCTGAGCAGCCATATTGTTTCTCCAATGGGTAAAGCCCGCTCAGTGAGCAGGCTTTGTGATGGGTTATTGTGGTTCTGCCGGGGACAACTCACCTTCCTCAAACCAGCCATCAGTCCCACGGCCATCCGCTGCCAGATAATGAATGAGATACTGATTCGGACCGTTATGATATTCAGCACGGGCTTTCACATGACCTTCTTCGCCGCTGATGGTGACCTGCACAACCTGACCTAATTCATGTTTAAACATAGCTTTTCCTCTGGTAATAAAATGCCCCGCTATTTAGCGAGGCTCTATTGATTCGCCCGCAAAATTGCCTGTATATTGAGCATCGTAGTTAGAGTAAATATTCTTTGTCGATTGCTTATTTGCCCTGTTCTTACAGGGCATTTTTTATTTGTTCCGCATATTGAAATTACGGAATTATCGGGGATAGACTCAACACGAAAATCACAATAAACATTTCCTGAGTCTTTTATATGTGCCCCTCGTCATGGGGGCTTTTTTTACTTCACCCTCTCCGCTTCTATCTCCCGTATTGCCCGCTTATCGTGATTACAGTCTGCTATCGACTTCATTGCATCGGCCAACAACAGGATTGCGCCGCCGTATGTCAGTTCATCCGGAATAACCGGCAGCGGACAATCAACGGTCAGTTGAGCCGGAATAGGAACCACCGGTGCGGGAACGTATTCCGTCCGCGTATTTCCGCAACTCACTAACAGCATCAGCGGGAACAGGAGCAGCAGCACATTCACTGTCTTTGAAAACAGTTTTGATAACAGTTTTAACGTTGACATGCTCTGTGTCCTCAACCTGTTTGGCTTTAATGTTGTCGAGTGCAGCGCGGTGTCTGATGGCAACGGCTGAAAGCGTGATGGCGTTTATCGTCCGCTGTGCTGACAACTGCCCAGACAACGTTGTGTTATTCACCTTCAGCTGCTGGTTATCCCGGTAGGTGTCGTATACCCACCAGGCTGCGATGATGAACAGTGCGGCTGTTACCGCTTCTTTCCAGTTCATGGCGCTTCACACTCATAATGGATCACACCGTCCAGAGTATTACCCGGCAGCGGTTTGCAGTGATTCGGGAGTGAATACAGATAACAACCCGCCAACAGAGCAGTAGTCAGCAGGATGATAGCAATGATGATCAGTGTTAAAGGGTTCCGTGGCATACCGCTTTCTCCGTTTCGCGCCGGTTAATCAGACCCTGCCACTGCTTACCACCGGCAAATGTCCAGCGTTTCATTTCGTCACAGGCACCCGCGATATCACCGGCATTGAGTTTCCGCAGCATTGTCGAACGCGAGAACGCACCGGTTCCGGTGTTATATGCAAATGAATAGATGGCCGCCCGGGTATTGTCATCAATCGGCACTTTGATCATCGGGTCAACCGCGCGCCGGACTTTCGTCAGGTCGTCATGCAGCAGCGCCTTACATTCAGCGTCCGTGTACAACTTGCCGGGCTGAATATCACTGCCGGTATGGCCATAACATACGGTGAGCACCCCGGCCACATCACGGTAAGGTTTGTACTCAACACCCTCATACGCGGGGATCAGCACCAGCGCTCCGGCAATCGCCCCGGCGGCACAAGCGGCCATGACTTTTTTAAATAATCGGTTATTCATGATGTTCTCCGGCTTTCAGCTGGAATTCTTTCCGTTTGTAATACCAGTTCACCAGGAACGTCCCGACAGTACAGATGATCCCGGCAACAATAGCCCACTGGTCCAGAGATAAAACGCCAAAAGCAGAGGTTATAAGTCCCCAGGCGTATGCTGTAGGGCTGGAATATTTGTCAGGCATGCGCATATCCACCCCCTGCGGAGTGTTCCGTATGTTGAGTGATAGGGTAATGCCGCAACCGGTTTATATTGTTACAGACGGTTAAAGTGAGGTGGCTGCGGCATTATTCGGATAATCCCACCAGCGGCGGGAAAGCAATAAAAAGAGCACTGTGGCCGAATACGGATTAGGTAATGAGCCTGTCGTATTCCAATGCTCTTATTGTTGCCGGAAAGAAAAAGGCCGCCGGAGCGACCTGTGATTAAGTTAAATGTAATTAATGCATATCCGGGATATGGTTATCAGTTCAGCCCAGTGAGATTAACCGGAGTGATGGCTGATTAACTCCGTAGGAATAACTTATGTTTGTGTCCCACGAATTAAGTGAAATGAAGCAAAAAATAATGGCTTTGGAAAATGAGATGAAATTAAATATTGCCGCCAGCAATTTCATCTTCCATCACATAATCGAAACCATTAATACCAAATACCCTGACAGTGATTTCATCGAGTCACTAAAAAAGAATATTGAAAATGACATCCAGAAAATCACTAATCCAACCCATAACCTGAAGAAAGCAATTAACACCTTACTTCAAGATCCTGTACGTCAGATGTGCAAACCCAAAGATGAGCCTTTCATAAAGTAACTACAACGGCGGTCACAAGGCAGCCTCTTTTGCGATAGCAATAATCAAGGCCTTAGCTTGCCGGATAGCCGCCGATTCATACTGTCCCAGTGACAGTTCGTCGTTTCGTTCCATCGTTACCTGCAGGGAAAATATACTCATCAGCGGTAACATGGAATCTTTAACATCAACATATGCTGTAACTGTATCAGAGTCAGGGGTAATACTATGAGCCACGAAAGTAAAGTTAGGTGTCACGCCATTAAGCCATGCTGTATCGATGAATGTTTCACGTATGAAAATCTGGTTATCCTTAATTCTCAGCACACCGTTAAATACAGCTGAAGCGTCAGTGTCAGCCACTACATCATCAGATGGGGTCACATTCACCCCGACAGAACAGCCAGCCGGTGCGTTGCTTTCGATGCGCAGTGGCTCACCCTGGGTATAATCCACATCATACTCACGATGGAATGTACCGGAATGTTTACCTGCAATCTTGTCACTGACCAGTAGTCGTTTGCCCTGCCAGATATTAAAGCTCACATAATCACCGGCAGCCGCGCTACCCAGACTGCCTATGGATACTGTTAATTTTTTCATCTCAATACCTTTTTGCAGATATCAGAAAGCCGCACACAGCTCTTGTGTTAAGTGATAACGAGGTGATTGATACTGTGGCGGCATAAACGAAAAAGGCCGCACAGGGCGACCCGACCATTGAGAAAACTCTCATTTTCAACCTGCGGAATAATTAACCATATATACTATTTACTGACGTAACCGACAACTTCGTCTCGTCGTGAATGTTCTATGTATTACACTACTGACAGTCTTACGCCGGTCTTTATGACCGGCTTCTTTTTGCCTGCAACACGGCATTCTTTCCGTGGCTTAGTGGACGCACCTTAAGCAGGTCTTCATGTCTGCCATGCGGGAAACATAATTTATCATTGACTTACAACCGATAACGATTATCATTCAAATAATACCTACGCCAAGTAGTCAGGTATTATTCATTGCTCTCAGTATTTACTGCCGGCATAACTCCAAGAGTGCCGGCTTTTTTTTGGGGGATGATGACCAATGCAGACACTCCGTCTGATGATGTTAATACTGGTGGTGCTGACGGCGTTACTCCTGCGGCAGGCATTGTATCGCGAGTTTCTGAACAGTATTGACAATCCCTCTGAACCCGTCAGTATTCCGGCACACATAAACCATGTTCTTTCACCACCGGGTGAATAAAAGCCATCAAAAAATTAAGGTTGATATCCGGATACGGAAATAGTTATCATTCAGTTAACACCCACGCTGACCGGGTGTTACCTCGCATATATCATAATCACTATAACAACGACTTTTCATCAAATAAGTTAACCGGCTTAAGAAATGAGCCGGTTTTTTTTGCATTAAATAAGATTGGTGGCTGATTTAGTTCAGCCGGACTGCCCTGCGCTACCAAAGCCTCACAGCGGGTATTCAGTTGTCCGGAATAACCGAACATGTGAACTATCCGGAATTTCCGGAGAGTTGAAATGATTGCGGAGGCATACGCTGAGAGTGTATGCGTTCAGGTTTCCCATGGCGTGTGTGCTTCTATCCTGATAAGTGCAGTAGCCCATGCGAGTTAGCCGATCAGCCCCGGCATTCTCCACAATGGAAAGGTAACTCCCGGCTTTGCGTGTGGATTTCAAGAGCGGCAGGCCTACCACTTGAAGTGACCTTACCATTGCCGATGTGAAAAAACTCAGATTAATTTGCAGCCATCTAAATGATAATGATTATCATTTACTTTTTTGATTTGCTATTATACACTGCCTGCGGTGTCCACTTAAACTGTAGGGATATAATATGGTGAAACAAAAAATTAATATGCGTTCTCGTTTATTCAGGGAATTATTTGAAAAAATAAAGATAATGACTTCTGTTGAAGCTACCCTGAAATCACAAAGCTGCCCTAATGAAGTTGCGATAAACTCACAAGATCAAATTACACTAATTTCTATTAAGGAAAAGTGACCCTTATGAGCGTGGACTTCAGGATACATAAGGAAAAAACCGTACATAGTAACCTTATGAAACTTGTGGTTGACATTTAAATGAGAACAATTATCATTCGCAAGGTACCCGAATTGACAGGGTGGGTATATTAAAAAAACACTTGCTCATACAGACCAGTATTTGCCGCCGGCACATAACTATCCCTGTGTCGGCTTTTTTTTTGGGAGTGCCGCCATAGAAAAGCTCATATATATCCTCACCTGCTACTGCGCACGCCACACATTACTCATGTTTGAAGACCAGCAACAGTCGGCGTGGGTGTCAATCAGAAACATTCTCTTCATGCACCAGTGTGCAGCAGCTGAAATTATCCTTGCACGTAAGGGCTGGAAAATTTCTGTCATACATCACGACCACTGCGGTTTCCCTGTATATGCCGCCAGAAGTAAAAACGGAAAGAAATTAAAGTTACGTTATATTGATTATCAGGAAGAAATGACAAAAATCAGATGAATTCAACTTCCGAAATTCCCTGACTTCGGCAATAAAAAGCCCCACCGAAGTGAGGCTATTAATTCTTTATTTTGGCAGCGCCGAAGTTACACGCGCAGCGCTAATTTATCATGATTATATGGTTGACCGGTCGACCAGTCAAGATATTTACTGATTATTTGATCAGTGAAATATTCATGCAATCAGGCAGCTTTCAGTGTGGCATGGATTACACCTGCAATATAAGCCTCCGCCCTCTCACAATAATCTGATACATACTGATGCCGTTTCCCCATATTTTTGCCTATTGCCCGGAATGAAAAATGGTGCTGATAGTGCAGGCAAATAATATTGTACCCATCAATATCGTATTTCTTCAGGCTACCAACAGCCTGATCGATAACCATGCCTTCAATATCATCAAGCCATGGCCGATTTCCGGAAGAGGAGCCTGACATGTAAGATACCCCTTTATACTCAGTTCCGGTACGTGACGAACTCCAGTTTCCCCAGGCTTCCAGCCAGTCTTTTATACTTCTGCTCATCACCAAACATTCCGAACTCTGCTGAATATCGCTCATTGTTTATCTCTCCGCGCTCCGTACAGCGCATTAACCAAAAACACCGATCCCGTATGACCGGTTCATAAACTTAAATAACAACTCCAGCTGACTGCCGTGCTTTTCTTCCCATGCTGCCGGATCCCGGTGTAACTCGTCGTGGTGAACCCGGCACAGCGGGATAGTAAAAATGTCGTGTGCTTTTGTACCTGTGCCGCCGGTACCGTGACCGATGATGTGATGCGGGTCGTCCGCCTGCTGGCCGCACACACAACACGGCTGGCTTTTGACCCACTGCAGGTATTTCAGACACTCCCAGCGCTTTAACTTCGGGATCCGCATAAAACTTGCTGGCGGCTCCGGCTCTATCTCAGGAACAACGACCGGTTTTATCTGCTCCACGATGTCCTGAACAATCCGGCTGTGTGAGCGCGGTTGATGGACAATGGAATGCTCTGTCATGGTGCCGGTTATCTCTTCCTCCGGTTTCTGCATCAGGATGTATGAGCTGATAAAGGCCGGAAGATGATCACTGACGCGACGCATCACCGACCAGGTGAACAAATCGGAAGGATTAAGAAGATGACCGGCCGGCAGCCGCAGATCGGTAAAGATGCTGCGTGCCACAAACGCCCGTTGGTTGTGTAACAGAATTTCGTCCGCCTGCTGCTGGTGGACATCACCCGCCCGCAAGATGTTGTCATGGTGCCAGCATGTCCGGATAAAACCATCTTTGTGGCGGGTCATGGTCAGTTCGTGGTGGTGCCAGGGGTTTTCCGGATCGTTAATCTGGCAGTAGCCAACTGATTTAACGTAGTGACGGGATCCGGATAGTCCGCCGGCCGCTTTTATCACGGCGGGATTATCCAGGAAACAAAGCACCCGCTCATCTGTCAGCAGCGGCTGCGCATCTGCCGGAACGCGACCGGACGGAATGCCATCCATTGAACGGGGAGCTGCACTCACAACATAACGGGCGCCATTCAGGAAATTGCTGATCTCCGCACCCGGATTAAACATCAGGATCCTGGCGTCCTTCTGGACAAAGCCGGTTAACAGGTAATTCATCAGGCCACCGCCGGAGTCATCATCAGTGCCAGAAGTTCCGCTGATTTGCTCTCAAAGAAATGCGGCTGCGTTTCCCGCGGATTTGCCGGGGATGTCATGTTTTTACCGTATGCCAGTCCACGCGTCGTTATCGACCAGAACAGGCGCTGTGTACCTCTGGATCCAGGCCGGGCTTTCTGCTCCACAATCCCCAGCTCAGCAAGACGTTTGTATGCTCTGGTCGCAGACAATGCGGCATTGTGATTTTTCAGCAACGTAGTCAGGGACGTTGTCGGTCTGCTGGAACCATCCACCGCGCCAGCCGGTGCATCAATCGCATAGGACGGAGCCAGATCAGGAAGATCAGCCATCTTTTGCAGCTTCTGATACCCAGCCAGCCTTGAGGAATTCGACAGGTTCAATGTTTTCGCCATAGACTCCAGCAGGATAGCTCCGGCCTGAACTTTATCAGCCAGCTGTATCGCCTGCTGTGTTCCGGCCACCACATCGAACGTGCGGATCACTTTCAGATTGAATGAAGGACTGATCCACATCGCATAGGCATAAACCAATTCTTTGCACACGTAGGTGCCCTGTTCGGTGCCACCACGCAGCACATTTACCGGCTGTGTACCCGAGTCGCAGATTTGCAACTCGGCAATAAGTTGCTCTGTCTGAGCATTTCTCAGCCAGTAAGGTGGTTTATGCCTTTCCTCTCCACCAGCGGCCCGGTGCAAATCATTCAGGCAATAGCGACCGGCCATATCCCGGCGCACATTAATACCATCGACAATAATCAGATTGCTCATCGTTATCTCTCCACTCATCAAGCGCAGCCGTATACTGCGCAGCTCTGTTTCATCTCCCGGCGCTTTGCCGCCAGCACAATAAACAACCGGTTATGCGCAGATACAAACCCGCACTCTGCCATATCTGCCGGACTGGACAGGATCGGGCCGTTGTTGCGCCGGACCTCATTCGGGTTTTCCCGCATGATGATCACCAGCTTTCTGTATTTCTGTGCCTTATCTGCCGCGTCAGGTGACAGTGAGTAAGCGGTACCTTCTGTGTGGATACGGCTTACTTCCTCAGCAGCACCTATATGAGCCAGTACAGCTAATGCGTTCCGGCTTGTACTGCGTGACACTTTGTATTTGTCCATGATGTAGCGGGTCGTGATTGCAGTACCCGCCGGGATATCAGTTGCAATTTTGAGATAGAGAATCATGCAGATACCTCCGCCAGATACTGATTCCCGATAGCTTCCAGCTCCTGTTTCAGGGTGGTATTGAGCACTCGGCGCGGGGTGATAAACGGACGCCAGATAAGAAACATTGAGCCCTTGCTGTTACCCTTTTTCTCCTCGCCGGTGACGGGGTTAACAAAATTGATACGGCCGCCGGTAATGACCCGTATTTCATCAACCGTTTTCAACGCTTCCAGAAACCAGCCAACAGACATATCTTCCGGTACCAGCATTACGACAGGCTGATTTTGCATGCGGGATTGTTCGGCTGCTTTTTCCACCCACGGACGGATATTGCTGAATGGCGGGTTACACCAGATAGCACCATGGCTGATCCACTCCGATTTGAGTGCGTCATCCTGCTCAGTCAGATACCGGGAACAAAGTGCATTGATATCACTCGCTGCAGCATCCAGATAAAAACCGAACTCCAGATCCAATGCCGTGAAAAGCCACTCCGGAGTTTGCCAACTGTCTTTGTGCTCAGGGGCTGTTTTGCTTGCATATCCGGCCATCAGATAACCCCCTCACGCTGGTATCGTTCAGCTGTGGCGCGGGTCATGAAATACTGCCACTCGATATTCTGAAACCGGATATGGTCATCCCAGCCACGACTGCGGCAAATGCGGATTACCTTATGGCGGCTGTTCCAGTGGTCTTTCAGGTCACGCAGTACCCACCACCGGCGGATTTGATGCAGGACAGCCAGCACCGGGAGCACACTCACGCCGTAAACCTCTTTGCTTTCTGAGCGCATGTTCATGCTGCCTCCCGTTCTTTTGCGACCTGCTCTGTGGCTTGTTTCCAATACCCGCGAAATGCTGCGCGTCCGGCAATTTCATTCATCCGGCCAATATGAGATTTATGCTTGGCAACCAGTTCCTGCACGCGGTTTTCTGGCTTCCAGTCGGATGATGAGAACATTTTCCGGAAGACTTCATCGCACTCAGTGGTATCGATGTTCTTTGAGTCCGCAGCGCGTTTAAATCCTTCAGCCTGTCTCAGCCAGTAATTAAACCCAGCGTTCCAGTCAGCGTATTGGGTGCCCTTGCTGGCGTGGTAGTCCCTGAATTTGCCAAACTCATCCTGAACATCCAGTCCGGCAGTTTTTGCCCGTTCAGTGTGTTCTGGTGTCGGAGCAAAGTTTTCCGGCATCACGGTTTTGCTTTTGGCTTTTCCGCGAACAGGATTAATATTTTTATTATCTGGATCTATGACTGGATCATTACTGATTCTGGGTGCAGCTCCTGCACCACTATCGGAACCAGTTGCACCACCTGGTGAATCTGCTGCACCAGTCCCGGAACCATTTGCACCACTCACCCCCGCAGGATTTGCACCATATGGTGCAGGAGATTCACCACTCACAACGGCAGCATTCAGGCGCAGATGATAGATATTTGACTGGTTCAGACCGTTGGCCGATTTACGGGATTCGATACGAACCAGCCCCATTTCCACCAGAGCGTTAATGTGGTTCTGTACTGAGCGCTCTGACATTTCGCACTGCTCAGCGATGTACGGCACAGACGGCCACGATTCGCCCTGGTCGTTGGCGTTATCCGCCAGCTTTACCAGCACCAGTTTGCGCAGCGCGTTGCCGGTTTTTATCTGCAAAGCCCGCGCAGTTAAAATCATACTCATGGTTTCACCTCATCCACACGTGTATACCGCTCCTGAAAGGTTTTCAGAGGTTCAAAACACGGATACTCATAGCCCTCACGCATGAAAATCACCCGGCTGTTTTGCCGGTCAAACCGGACAACGTGAACTTTCCGCCCGCGGTGGTCGGTGTAATACCGATCCAGATTGTCAGCTGTTTCTTTCATGCCGTGACTCCTGCTGTCTTACCCAGGCGGTTAAAATCACCTACCGCCCACTTCACAAACTGGTAGTTTGTTTCTGAGAAACCTTCCGGTACTCTTACCGTATAAACAAATGCGGCAGGGTCTTTACCACCCTTAACAGGAGCAACGCGGAGTTGCGCAAAGCCTGCCAAATGAGTTAATCTGCTCATGCGTTTATCTCTTCACACAAATTGATATAGCGCGACCGAGGCCACCGGCCGTATACCGGTGGTCTCACTTTTCATCCGGAACCCCGAATACAGCGTCAAGACTCCCGACAAATCCCAAAAAGTAAGAAAATACTTTCCCTGATTTTTTATAAATTCCCCTGACCTCATCACGGGTTAACTTCCCGTCTTCCAGGCTTTTCTTAATATGTAATTCCAGCTCTGCCTGTGCCGCCGCAAGGGTCATGCGGATATCAAACAGCTCAACCTGATCAATGTTGTCAGGGTCTATGTCCTGCATCGGCGTAATACC